TTTCTGGAGGCAATACATTGCCTTCGAAATCTGTCACCGGCACGTCTTCTTCTTTAGCTTTTGCTTTAGGACGACCACGCTTAGCTTTAGGTTTTTCTTCTTTAACTTCTTTGTTAGCCGTTACGATTTCAGATACAGTAGTTTTATTAGCTTTTTCTTTAGCTAAGAATTCTTGAGCATCTTTTTCAGCAGCTTCAAATTTTTGTTGAAGTTTTTCGATAGTACCAGCAATATACATTTCATGAAGCAGTCTAATCTCGTCAACTGTTAATTTATCAGCATTATTAGCTAATTTATCGATAGCTGTAATTAAAGCTGCTTCAGTAAGAGATACTAAATCGTACATCTTTATTATTCTTCCTCCTTCTTTAAATAATATTCAAATTTCTTTTCGACATCTTCCTTAGTAATTTTAATTTTCTCAGTCTTCGGAGTGATCTCGAAAATCTTATCGTCGACTAATGCTTCACATACACTACGTAGTGCACGAGCGCCAGTCTTACGTTCATAAGCTAATTTAGCAATCGTATGAATTGTATCGTCATCAAATTCTAATTCGACACCATACATACTTACTAATTCTTTTAATTGTTTAAATATCGCATGTTTAGGTTGTGTTAAAATATTTTCTAGGTCTTTGATACTTAATTCTTTTAACGGACAAATGACTGGCAATCGACCTAATAATTCTGGAATAATACCGAAGTTACTTAAATCTTCTGGTAAGATATTATCGATTAAACCATTATATGTAATTTCATCCTGAATTTCGTTTTCGGACTTTACATTTGTAAAGCCGAAACCGTTATCGACAGATTTATTCAAACGTTCGGCAATTTTCTTTTCGATACCGGTAAATGCACCGCCACAAATAAATAAAATATTTGTCGTATCGATTTCGACTGTTGAACCTTGACCTAACATACCACCTGTTTTAATAGCTACTTTACCACCTTCGACAAGTTTTAATAATTCGTATTGTACGTCACGACCACCAATATCGCTACCTTGAGCGCCTGCATTTTCAGGATCACGAGCAGCAATCTTATCGATTTCGTCAATATACACAATACCTTGTTCAGTCTTCGAAACGTCTTCGCCAGCTTCTCTGTATAATTTAGTAATAATACTATTTACATCTTCCCCAACGAATCCACTTTTTGTTAAATTTGAACAATCGACGATAACACAAGGCCTTTTTAGCATTTTAGAAATTTGTTTGATGAGGAAAGTTTTGCCCACACCACTGCTGCCAATCATGAGTACATTTCCTTTCTCTACATCGACACCAGCTTTTTCTTTTTTTAGTGCATTATACTCTAATAACTTAGTATGATTAGTAACGGCTACACTTAAAATTTTCTTAGCATAATCTTGATTAATTACACTTTCGTCTAAATATTCTTTAATTTGTGAAGGCAATAATTTAGACTTTTTAACTTTTGGCTTTGGCGTATCTTCAAGACCAAAATCTTCTTCTAAGTTAACACCAAAATTTAAATCTGGATTATCTTCGACTAACTGAATACTCATATTTTCAACGCAATCTTGGCAGATGAAAATATTTTCGTCTACGGAAGAACTAAAGGTCACTCGATTATTTTCATTATCGTTGATGTCTTTACCACAGAATGAACATTTCATTATTCTTCGTCACCTCCGATAATTTCATCGACTAAACCCATATCTAATGCTTCTTTAGCATCGAGATAGTTATCACGTTCACAAGCTTCGTGAATTTGTTCATAAGAAGATTTGCCGTTAGATTTTTCAGCATACATCTTTTCTAGTTTTTCACGAAGAGACGTGATTCGTTTATAAGTGATTTCAATTTCAGTTTGTTGACCTTGTGCACCACCTAATGGCTGATGAATCATTACACAAGTATTAGGTAATACACTACGTTTATCACCCATACTTAATAGAAAACTAGCCATACTAGCACACATACCATAACCGATTGTATGAACTGGTGCTTTAACTAATTTCATCGTCTGACATCCTCTCACCACTAAAGTGACGAGGTTCCTATTTACGCTCAACTTAATTATAATTAATATAAATACTAACCATAATCATAGGTCGAGTAAATTTAATAGGCTATCCCCGCGTGTCCCACGGTTCTTACATATATTATATAGAATTTAAAATTCTTAAACCTTCATTTAAGATGTTAATTGCAGCATTAATGTCTCTATCGTGATGAACGCCACATTCTGGACAATTGTATTCACGAATTTCGAGATTTTTAATATCAGGATTTTTATACCCGCAATTAGAACATAATTGAGATGATGGATAGAAAGTATCTATTTTAGAAATTACTTTTCCATACCATTTAGCTTTGTATTCTAACTGACGTATAAATTCTGATAGTGAAACATCTTGAATTGATTTAGCTAATTTATGATTTTTTATCATATTTTTAACTTTTAATGTTTCAATGCAAATAATATCATATTCTTTAATTAATCTAATAGATAATTTATGAAGAAAGTCTAATCTCTGATTTTTTATTTTTTCTTGAAATCTAGCTATTTTAATTTTATATTTAAAATAATTATTGCTTTCAAAAACTTTTTTAGATAGTTTTCGTTGCATTTTAGCTAATTTCTTTTGAGATCTAACAAAAAATTTTGGATTATTAATTTTTTCACCAGTATTAAAAATCGCAAATTCTTTTAATCCTAAATCGATACCTACATTTTGATTGGTTTTCTCAAATTGTTCTGGTTCGAATTCAGTAACACAAATACTGGCAAAAAACTTATTAGACTTAGTTTTAGAAATTGTGATGGATAAAATTCTTCCAGATATTTTCTTATACCCTTTTATTTTTATCCATCCAACTTTTGGAATTTTGATTGTGTTATTTTCGAATCTTATAGAAGTATTATTATTACCATTATTAGTTCTATAAGATTCTTTATAAGATTTTTTAGATTTAAATTTAGGAAAATTAGCTCTTTTCTTAAAAAAATTTTGATAAGCTGCATCTAAATTTTTAAGTGCATTTTGTAATGCACATTTATCTGGAGCTTTAAGCCATTCATTTTCTTTTTTAAGTTGAGTTAATTCTTTAGAACAAGCGTTATAAGTTAAACTTTCATTATTCTTTTCATAGAAATTTATTTTTCTATTTAGAAAATAATTATAAATATATCTAACACAACCAAATGTTTGATTTAATAATTCAATTTGTTTATTGTTAGGATATATTCTTAGCTTATAAGCTCTTTCCATTTTAAATCTTACCTTTCTTTTTGACTCTTAATATAATTTAGAATTTGTTGTTCTGTATTTTCAGATACAGTTCCAACATAATAACTTGGATTCCATAAATGACCTTTTGGAAATTGTTTTTTTAATTCTGGAATTTCTTTAGCTAGTAATCTAGCAGAAACTCCCTTAAAGGCCTTAATAAAATTTGAAATACAATGTTGTGGCTTGCACGAAATTAACATGTGAATATGATCTAAATCTATATTTAATTTTTGAATAATTATCTGATTATCTTTAGCAATCTTATTCAAAATATCAATTAATTTAGCCTCAACTTCTTGTGTTAATATTTTTCTGCGATATTTAACGCACCAAACAATGTGATATTGAATTGCGTAAACATAACCACGTCCATGTGTTACATTCATTATATTACCTCCTTTATGATAATATAAGTGTAACATATGTAAATTATTTTTTCAAGAGTTTAAAAGATTTTTTTTGTTTATTTTTATAATATATGTAAGAACCTATTTTTTATGAGAGGATGATCGTTCACATTAATACGTCACCATTAATGCAGCGCCACTACGCGCATCCTTAACTTTCATTAAGGCACAGACTATATCTTAATCCTTTAATAAGGATCTTTACCATTTCCACTGCCATTATAGACTTGCAGTGTACGAGCTCTCGCTCTAGTCGTTGAACCTTCCATCGACAAGTTTTCAATGGCTTGGCTGCTGATTGCCCATTGTTGTAACACTTAGGATTTAACCATATGTCATCTTAAGGATTTGTTTCTACTTTCGTAGCCTAACATAAAATTTATGTTGGCACCTTAAGCTTTAGGGGTTCCCAGCAATTAGATAAATTTCCGAGATGTAGATTATCTCGGCACTTACTTGTTTCCAAATAAATGGACTATTCATGCTGTTAATTCATGACAAAAGTCATGAGTATACACAGCAATTCTAATCGTAAATAGCTAATCCGGAAGTAATAACACCGCCAGGACTATTAATATATAATGTAATTGGTTTACGGCTATCTTTACTATTAAGATATAATAGATGAGCAACGATAGAATTTGCCAACTCGTCATTAATTTCTCCGACGATAAATAATACTCGCTCTTCGAGCATTTTATCGAAAATACCGATGCGAACACCATCATTATCTTTAATTACACTCACGGACTTCTTCCTTTACTTCCTTAAAATTACCACTCAAAATTAATTTAATTGCATTGACAATATTGTCAAATTTACTTTTTTTGCTATCGATAACGATACATTTATACGTAACGTATCGTGGAGCTGGTTTCTTAGCTTCTTTAACAGTCTTAGCTGTTTCTTTTAAGATCTTACTAGCAGCTTTTTTACGTTTATTATACTTAGCAGACTCTAAACGATGTTTCGTTGCCAATTCACGATGTTCTGGCGTAATCTTTTCACGCATCGATGCTAAACGTTTATTCTTAGTTTTATTATTAATAGCTTCTAAAAGTTTAATTTCGGCATCGGTAAAACATTCGCTGTAACGAATAGCTTGATCAAACTTTTGTTTTCTTAGCGTTCCGCCACCTTCGATAATCATTTCATTAATCTTCTGACCAGTGAAACCAGCATTATCGATACGCTCTCGCAAGGAAGTACCGTCGGCATTTAAGACACACCAAATTCTTGCCATATGCAATGAATTCATATTAGACCATTCTTTGGCCCAATAATGCTTCTTAGCCATTTCGATAGCACACATAGCAGAGAATGACGTAAATGTTTCGGTAGACCAATCCATATTACATAAATCGCGAATACGTAAACTTAATTTATTACGATCGTCACGTTCTTCGAATAAAATTACAGCAGCCTGTTCGATTTTATTAGAATATGCCATTTTCCCTCCATATTAAAAATAGCCCCTATAAAAGGGGCTTTATATATTATATTTATTTTTGTTTATGTAGCATAGCAAGAATCTCTTCGCCTTCGTCGATCGTTTCTTTGCTATCTGGATTATTATTAAAATAGTCCATGATTTGACGCATGATCATAGACGGGTGATCTTCGCCAAAGAATGCTTGATCATATAAATCATCATCGTCAATTAAATAATTGAAACGATGATGTTCTTTATCATAAGCAATTCTTTTCTCGATATTATCAGCAGCATCACCACGTTGAGCCATACGTTCACGGCATGTTTTTTCGACTACGTTTAAATAGAAACCATATACATTGTCGTAGTATTCTTTAAGTTCTTTTAAACCAGCTTCATCTAATACGACAATATAATTTAAGTCTTTATTAATCTCGTCGAAATAACCTTTATCGATACCATATTTGTTACCACCATAATTAGTAACACAAATATAGTCGTCGTCGTTCCATTCTTCTTTCGGAACGAAATAATATTGACCTTCTGGATCGTTTAATCGACGATCACGATTAGTCGAAGTTACGATACGTTTAAAACCTTTAACTTCGAATAAGCCAGCAAGTGTACTCTTGCCACTGCCACTCGGGCCAGAAATTACAATAATCATAAGGTGCACCTCATTTAACTTGTGTAATTATATATTCGCCATCTTTAAATTCAGTAAAGAATCGTCGATCGGCATACCGTTGTAATAAATAATCAGCATACGGAACAAATTTTTCTGGACGTCGTTCATTAAAATTCACACGAATCTGATTAATTAAAATAATAGATAATTTTCTATTATTATACACCCATTCTTGTAATTTGTAAATATTGTCCCGAGGATCACCAGCTAATTGGAAAAAGTCATCGATTACGACTAGATCAAAATCTTTAATTAATTCTTCAGCATCTTCCAATTTATTAGATTGAATAATATAATACTGACCTTCTGTACGTTGCATGAGACTATCGATTAGCAAAGCAAAATCTTTCGTCTCGGCAACTTTATCGGCGATATAACTTTTACCAGATCCGCTGTCGCCATAGATTTCGACGACAGTATTAGTCAGTGCATTATTAATTTCTTTAATAGCTTTATTTACATTCATGTTTAAAACTCCTAATATAATTAACTGGTAACACTGAGCTAATGTCTAAGAATAAACCGACTAATAATGGTTTTAATTTATCACTGATAATAATTGTTTCATATATAGTACTGACATATGTATATTGATCGTCTTCATGAGGTGACGGTACAAAATCTTCGATTTCTGACCAAATAATTGGCATATCTGACTCTTCAGAATAGAATGTACCTAAATTCTGTTCATCGATCGACAAAATCAGTCGCTTTTCATTTAAGCTAAAATACAATTGTTCTGATCGATCAGTACTCGTACTATAATTAATTGCCTGTGTAATAACTTCTTTTAATTCTTGTAAACTACCAATTTGTTCTGGAAAGTTTAAGTCGATAATCATCTTGTCGACATGTTTTAAAACATTCTCTTTAATAAAAATCATGATAACTTTACTTTATCCTTTAAATACTCTTCGACTAAATCCCAAGATAAGTAAAAGTCATGATGCATATTCATCGTAATACTAAATATATCGATACATTTATTAAGAATTTCTTCTTTATATCCGACAGTATTAGCGATACTTTCGATTAATTGCATGACTTCATATTGATCTTCTTTAGTTAATCCTTTTTGTTTAATACGATAATTGATAATGCAAAGTCTTATGAATAATCCGCGAATATATTCTTCTGGATCTTTTAAGCTCATGATTTGATTAACTGTCAAATTCATGCGAAGATACCCGGATTATCTTTAATTTGTTTATCTAATTCATCGTAAATATTTTTAATTTCATCGTCTGTAAGGTCATTAGTAATCTTAAGCTCAGAAATATTAGTTTCTTCAGGATTATTATAGCATGCAACAAGTAGTTTCACAAGAATTTTAAAGACAGGATAGTCATCAAGTATTTTATGTTTAACAAACAATTTGCCCAATTCAACATTAATAGTTTGCTTCTTCATAATTTCTTCGCCGAATACAGCTCGACGACTTACTTTAATACTATTAAAAATAGCGACAATATCTTGGATTTTATTATAGTTACGAATTAAATCTATATTTCGCATTATACCTCCAATTAAAAAAGCTCCCATGAAGGGAGCTCAAATTATTCGATAATATATTTAATCGAATCGACGCCAGGCGTCATCATTTCATCATAGACTTCGATATCAAGTCCATGTTCTTTCATATATTTAATACGTTTATTAAAATCTAATACGATAGATTCTAATGTTTCTTTATCTAAAATATCTTTAATAAATCGTTTATCGATAATCTTATCGATAGCGTTAAAGAAATTTTCGACCTTTTCGTCTTTTTTAAGACTGCGATCTCGGTTAATAATACTTAAATTTGTATAGCTTAATAAAAATAAGCTGATAATAATCTTTAAATCTTCTTTATCGACATCGCCTTTAAATACGGTTAAAATATTATAACTTGTTAAAATGTCGGTATATATTTTATGTATGTCCATTATGGTTTTTTACAGCAACAACAGCAATTACCGTTGCTGTTATTAGTTCCTGTATTGCTACCTCCTTGACTAGGATTAATAACTCGTCCGCTATATTCATCGATATAGCCGAACTCATTCATATGTTCATTAATATATTTAATTGCCGTTTCTTTATCGTAAATATGTTTTTCATGGAAAACTAATTCTAATTCTGTTGTCGTTACACTGAGATTTTTATTGTAACAATATAAGACTAATTCCTGTAAATCTTTATATGTTAAAAATTTAGCAGGATCTCCAGTTCGCCATCGTTTCCATTTTTCAGCAAACGATGGTTCATCGATTGTCGACGGCATCGGTACATATCCTTTATACGATGCTGTCTTATTAGACTTTGTAGTTTTCCATAATATAGCCATAGTTATTCCTCTTGATTACGTGTAATTAAATATACTTTAAATCCATTTACCATATTTGCTAAACAAATATATGTATTAAAAATAACAAGGAATACAATGAACACAAATAGAATAGGATTCATCAAAATCCCTTGGTCAAAGCCGGAGTAATAAAATAATCCGGTCATACTAAATAGAATACCGACGGCATTCATAATATTATTTAAAATAGCATAGCCAGCAATACTAGCTAAATACAATTCATTTTCTTCGTCGACACGTTTTACTTTACTTAGTAAATACATAACTGTATTATGATAGATTGCATTTAATATAAATAATACAATTAAATATGGCAAAGATAATATTGTTAAGTGAAACATTGTCATATTATTACAATGTTCAAAAACAATCATATTTGCTAAAAATATAACAGTAAATGCAAACGATGTCCAAAATTCACGACTTAAAAATCTCGTCCGAAGGCCGAGAGCTTTGGCATATCCAAATGCCGACAAATCTTTTAGTAAATTATTCATAAAGGCGCCTATCCTTATTTTATTAACAGTTGCTGTGACGAGAACCAGCAATTAAAAATATTTAAAATTAAAAATATACATGTGCTGGATTAGTATCCAGTACTAACGGGAGAGTAATAATACGTAAAATGGATCGATTATATTAACTTACGACGTATACTTCGCCGTATTGACGACCGAATTGAATTGCACGATCATAATCATTCATGAAGATATCAATAACTCCATGAATGCCTGGCGCCATTCGGTCAGCAACTACGTAATTGTAGCCATTAATATTTAAAATTGTACCGAGAGCATAGTCGTTACTAGCAACTGCGCCCTCATATGGCCATTCACCGTTAGCCATAACGCTACCTGTATGCGTATACGCAGTTAATTCAGTAGCATTAGCGTTAGGCATGTAAAGCATACCTAGCATTAACGTAAAAGCAAAAAATACAGTTTTTAAAATTTTCATAGGTTTGATCTCCTAACTTTCTACTCGTCTTCCTATTACTATTAAAATTAATAGTAAATCGTAGGGCGACTTGAAAATCAGCGATTTCAACCATCTCCAAGGCTAAAAAACACTAATTCAAAAATACAATCGATAGTTTTACCGATACGATCCATATGGAGGTTGAGGCACCATATTAATTTCGATTAAATTTTGTGTATCGAATAATATGTAGATGAAAAATAATGTTGCAATAAATGCGACAATACTCCATGTTAACTGTGTCCTAATTTCTTTTTTACGTATTTCTTCTTTAGAACAAAGAAGATCGAATATTCCAGCCACTATCAAAATAGAGGCTATACAAAGTATGAAAGTACCCATTAGCATGAGTAGCTGGATAATCGATACTACAAAGGATGCACTCATGCTGTTTCCTTTCGTTATACTAAAAAACCAGCACACTTATGTATATTTTAACAGTACTGGCAATTATATATTACTCAGTTTATGCTAAAGAAATTGAACTAGGATATTCTATGTCAAAATCTTTATCCTCCCAATTAATAATATAAGATTTACCGTCTTCACATAAGCCTTCACTAACATAAATACCGTCTTTTAATACGGCATCTGTTAGATAGACCATGTGATAGACTCTATTATTATAAACTAAACGCATTATAAATTTTATTTGTCCCTTTCGTCGGCGAATTGATAATCGTCGATAACTTCGAAATCTTCAGGAGCAAAAAGGTCGTAATCGCTCGTACTATTTTTAGGAGCGTAGAACGGGCTTAATAATTCGAACTTTTTAGCTGTACCATTATTCTTTTCTAAAATATATTTTACGAACAATGGATACCAACGATATTCAAAATCTGTATCAATATATTTTTTTCTGAAGTCATCATAATCTTCAAGATTAAATTTGTTGAGCAAATATTTTGCAACCGGGCCGACAGTTTCAACTTCTTTAGTTTCAAGTTCTTTAAGCTTTTTAATTTCAAGATTTGGTTTTTCCTGAATAATATCGCTTAATAACTTATATGGTTCATCACACATATCTTGAATGAAGCTCATGAATAAATTATAAATAGTCGGCATCGGCATATATACACATTCGTTATCTTTTTGATCGATAATTTTATTAACGATGTACGTATACATTTGTTCACGAGTAATCGTTTCGCCTAAATATTTTAAAGCTTTCTTAGGATCCTTAGGATCGATCGCTTCTTTAAGTTTATTTAAATCAAATTCCTTCATTTTTTTCACCTTTATTTATTAATTATTCAACTTTTTTAATAATTTTATTGGTAACACGAACTGGTAATTTCGCATTTTTAATCATTACGACACTACAATGATCTTCTTTTCTAATAAATACACCGTCTAATTCAGTATTATTAATGGTAACGATAATCTTATCACCAAATTTAAAATTATTATCAGTAAGTTTTCCTTCAATAAGATCTTTAATATTGTATTCAGTATTTTCTACTAAATCAGGGCAAGCATTATATAAGTTGCTCGTAATAAAATTAGCACAATCAATAGGTCTAATTTTACCATTTTTAGTAAATACAGCACCGTACATATTATCAATAAAGAATTGATCGAAACCTTCGTTTAATAAACTTTCTAAAAACCATTTAAAGTTATTGTTAAGTTTAACTTCCATGTTAATTTCCTTTCATATCTCTAATCGTATTATAACTATATAATTTTTCTGTTAGTAATTCGATAATTTCTAATTCGACACTTGTATTAAGTTTATCTTCAACAAAAATTTTAAATACACCTTCATCAAAATCTGATTTAAACAAAAAACATTGATATTCTTTGAATTTTTCAGCTTTCTTTTTCGGTTCTTCAGATACCTTAAATTTAACCTGAATATTGTTGCCACAAGCAATTAATTCAGTATCGACAATATGTAATTCATTAACAACTAAAACATATACTGTACCAGCAGCTTGTTGTTTTTGCATTTGAAATAATAAATTTAATAAATCATTATAATCGTCTTCAATACAGTATTTCATTTAGAACCTTTCTTATTAGCAGTTTCTAACAACGGATCAATTTCGGCATGTAAAATTTCTTTAATTTCAGCCTCTGTATATCCACCTTCATATTGAATACGCATACGTCGTGTTTCAAATACTTGATGCACGACAAAACATACTGTCGCAAAAAATGCAACGGCGATAACACCGATAGTAGCTAAAATTTCATAACTCATTTAATCACCTCCGATGAGCACTTCCTAACCGATAACCCATTTTATAGTTATCGTCAGAATAATAAATATTAGTATAATTATATAAGCCATCGTCAAAGCCACTTACAAAACTATGATATTGGGCTAAAGCTTCTTGTTGTTCTTCATAAGTGCAATTATAGCTAGTAATACTTCTTGCATCGCATATACTAAATAACGAAATAAAGCAAGCAATTAAAATTAATAGTCTCATTCATCAGCTGACCTTTCTAATTTTTTAAATGAATAACCATCGCAGATAGCAATTAATACTGTCGATAAAGCTTGTAGAATTAAAGCAAATTCTATCGATATAGAATTATTAATCCAAACACCGATTCCAGATCCTATTAAACTACCCCAAAGCATCCAGCTTCGTTGAAGTACTTTAAAATCAGTTAATTCATCGCCAGCAATATTCTTATTTAACACATCGCTTAACATAATAAACCAAATATTATTTAATAGACTATTAATAATAGCTAGTCCAATAAATCGAATATTAATATAATCTAAACCTAGAAATATTATGATTATATATAATATGCTATCTAAGGCCAAAAAATACAAAGCAAATTGTTTAAAGTGATGACGATATGTTTGATTGCTTAACAAACTATTTACGACAGCTGCTAATCCTGCTTCGATAAAATTAGCTAAGCTATATATATTCGGGCTGACTAAGCTCATAAAATAAACATGTACGACTGGCGTCGTAAATCCAAATATTAAATTAGAAATAGCCTGACTAATAATCATTAACCATTTAATAGTAGTAGACATAATTAAATCATCGTAACTTTTTTAGGAATAAATACAGCGCCTTTACCGATAGGTTTAATAACTTTGTCACCGATAACTTTCTTCATAATCTGATAAGCAGAATTAACATCGGCATTAATTCGTTTGCCTTTACCGGATACAAATAGACCACGATGAATACGTCTAAAACGATCGGCATTATCTTTAATAGGTTCTTCTTTATCTAAGTAAGATGTAATACTTGTATAAGACTCTTCAGTTTCAATGATTTCTATACCATGATATTCTGCTTTATACTTAATCAATTCGATTAATCTAAAAGTCGGAATAGCGACAAAGTTCTTTAACTTAGATTCTTGCTTCTGTAATTTATTATGACCAATAATAATTTGACTTATATTATGTTCTAAACAATAATCGATAATTTTTTTAGATGCTTTATGCATATATGTATTAAAACGATTATTGCGTTTACGATATAAAGTCTCGAGTTTGTGCGATATATATTTATCATTACATTTTTTAAGCTCGGATTGAATTTTATTTCGTTTATTATTGAAATGTAAATTCATAGATTTTAAAGGACGACCATTAATTAACAATGGACGAATACCACGTTTATTAATAGCGACAGTCGCTAAATTATCTAAGCCTAAGTCGATGCCAGCAATATTGCCTTTTTTTCTTTTAGGTAATGCTTCGACTTTATATACGACTTCGACTTTATATTTTTTACCAGGTAAAATTCTTACATGAGCGATATCCAAATCGCCCACATAAATTTTATCTAAATTTAATTTTTTGGGAAATCGCATCATGCCATCTTTAACAGTACATTGAGTATCTCTAATGATAATCATGAATTCCTGCTCTTTTTTATTATAGCTAGGAATTCTAGGTGCTCCTGTAAAACTAGATTTATTCTTTTTAAAAGCCCTCAATGTCATTAAAAATGCTTTAAAATTTTGAGTTGCTAAATGAATAATTGCTTCGGCATTACAAGATACCATTTTGCTAAAATTATTATATTCTTCGCATTCATATTCTTTGTGACGAAGAGTCTTAACAAGATCAAATTTAGACGGAAGCTTTTCTTTATTAGTAAAAGCTTGTCTTAAAATATATAACGTTTGATTATATAAATTATTAGATAATCGAGCTTCATTTATTAATTCTTGACTAGGTATAATATAATGTATCCTAGTTCGATATGTTATATTTTTTTCTTCCATTTTTTCTCTGCTACATTAATTGTACGCAACTATTCTGCTATTTTTATACTATATTAAATAATACAGCTTTAAAGCTCCAAATTTATAATTTTAGAGTTATATAATAATAGTATTTTATAGGGTTTTAATTCTAAGTTATTTTAGAAAACTCCTAAAGGGATAAAATTTAAGCCCTATACCGACTAGCTAAAAGCATTGCCAGTTACATTTTTTGATGATAGAATACACGACCTTTATAATAGCCTTCCTCATAATACTTTAAGAAGTCTTTATAATTGCCATGAATATAATCTTCATCTTTACTAAGATTATTTTTACCATCGTTAAACCCATTCATATATGCACCAATCATAGCAGTTTTTAATGCATATACTCCAGTATTTACTTCTAGTTTATTAGGATTATCCCATGCGTGTACATGTGATAATGTAAATAATACTAGTAAAAATGTAAATACAATAATTTTATTACGCATGAGATTCCTTTCATAAAAAATAAAAAAGAGCGACCATCTTAGCTACTGATGACCGCTCTTAATACCTTGCAACATTCCGCTACAAGTTTTCCTGCAAAGTTAAAGCATATGTCTAAATCTTCTCAATGATTTGCATCCTATTATGCAGGCCTAGTATATTATACTAGGATTATATATTTAAAAGCTAGTATTTTTTACAATTATATATATAGTTTAATACGCCGATATTACATACAGCATATTGACGATATGTTTCTTCGTTACTAGCTTTTAAACCTGGTACATAAATAATGATCTTATCTCGACGAATATCGATACGTTGATCGCCCATTTCGCAAGCAATATAATTGCCGCGATTATATACTGTTAAGATATTAGTCTTAACAGCTGGACCATAACGATGACCGTTATTTACGCTTTTAAAAATATGATTTACATATTCAAAAAAGCCTTTGTTTCCGTCATGAGGACGGATTTCGACTGTCTGTTTAACTTTAATAAAGTCACAGTCTTCTAAAAGTTTATGATAGTTCATAGGTATACCTCTTAAAATTAAATAAGCTTATATACCTATTATATTACTTCTTCTTTGGTAACACAATACTGTCCCAAATATTTCCGATAACTTCGTAATGAGGATTTTCATATCTATCGCTAATAAAATCGATTACTTCATTACCTTCGACTAATACTAATTTACCAACTGGGATACCGAATACAACCTGAGCTTTATCTAACTTAATTTCGCTGCCATTAATAGTAGCACTAAAGTTAACTAAATCGTCTAAAAAGATTTCTTTCTTATTACAATCGATATAGCCAGTACTTTGACAAATCGTTTGTTCATGTACTGGCCATACGTTTTTAATGTCTTTAATACATGGTTCTTTCTTTTTAATCAAATAAAAACCAGTTTTCCAAGATCTATCTTTCAAGCAACGAGCTTTAAAGTTTCTGTTCATTAATTTTTCCTTCCCAGATGTTTCCAAGTACTTCGTACTCGACATCGCTATAATTCATATCACATAATGCTAACACATTATCATTCATCTTAACGGCTAATCTTCCATTAAGTTCATCAAATCCTACAGTTGCCGTAGTTAATTCTAATGTATAACTACCATAATTTGCTTTAAAATGAATAATGTCATTAATAAATATTTCTTGATTATGTTTATCCTTTAGTCCGGTTGACTGACCTATAGTCTTTTTATCGATCGGAATATTGTTAATGAAATATTCATCATTACGAATTGATAGCTCTCCAGTTATCAATATTTTCTTCTGATTGCCGTCGAAATTCTTCGACATCGCTTTGAATTTGTATTGCATCTAAATAATACCCCTGCATAAAATACTCCATTAAATATAATGGTAAGAATCTAATATTTTTGTTATATTTATTTGTTTGATTACGATCTACGATACAAATCGATCCGTTTTTTAAAAATCTGATAGCTGATTCTTCTGCTAAAAACATAGCATCAGTACTAAAAAGTGCACTGTCATTTACATCGCTAAACAGATCAGAAAATATAAACAAAAATCTATACCAAAGATTATATCCTCTGCTTATTCTTAATGAATAGCATTCTCTTAAATTATTAGCAAAAATTGACAAATCTTTACATTTATATGTTTCGATGAATTTATAATTCATGACACTTGGTAAAAACATAATATCTCTAATGAATTCACGATCTGCATCGTTATTAAAATTAATAATATTAGTATTTAAGTTTAATTCAAATGCTATTATTTCTTTATTATTTGTAGTCCAATATTCTATATGTACAGTAATTGTATCTTCTAATACGAAAATTTTTTCAACTCTAATATGAGTACGATTAGGATCATGGAACAAAATATAATCATATTTTAATGCTGGATATTGTGCTATAAATTCATATATCGTCGATAAAATAACTCTTTCTTCTTCACCAATTGATATATAAGCCATAATTAATTATTGTTAGATTCTTTAGTTTGTTTTAATGCCATTAAACGTTCGATTTCAGCATCGATATCATCAATACCTTCGGTATTCTTTTCATTTTTAGTTTCGATAATTTTTTCAACTTCCTCGGCTTCGTCAAATCCTTTCGATACATTCTTAGCTTCAGAAGACACAGCTTTAACTAATGCTAAAACTAACGTTACACAAATATTTAATAAGCTACCAATAATAATACCAATTTTACGACAAATTTCTGCTTGATTATTTTGTTTCATTTTCTATCATTCCTTTGCACATATCTTCTAATCTGTTAATAGCTGTACGAATACGGCCTTTAAATAATTTTAAATTATATCCACGTCCGTCATCTAAACTATAATATACTTCGTTAATACCTTCACGTTTACAATATTCATACATATCGTTAGCTAGAGCCAGCATGGCTGAATAATTATTAAATACTTGGACCATACCGTTACGACCTAGATACTGCAATGGACTGCGTCCTAAATACGCTCGCACAAACATAGCGTGAGGCTGATTACTTACATTATATATACCGATAATCTCGGCAATTTCTTTTGCTGTCGGGTGATGTACATCACTCTCGACTTCAAGATAATATTTCATTTTAATACCTCGAGTACTGACATCCTTTCATGACTAAAGTCATCAAGGTTCCTATCCAATAGTTGCATAGCAAACAAAAATTTACTATATGTCTTACACTAAGATACAATAGGCTAGTCCCATGTGTCCCACGGTTTCATATGTTGAAATTATATTAAAGTTAATCCTTGATTTAAAATATTGGTTGCAGCATTAACATCTCGATCGTGATGTTTGCCACATTCTGGACAAGTCCATTCACGTACATCAAGATTTTTAATGTTAGAATTTTTAAATCCGCAATCAGAACATATTTGGCTCGATGCAAAATATGTATCTATACGTACAAATTTTTTATCATACCATAAAGATTTATATTCTAATTGTTGACAAAATTCATACCAGCTAACATCGCTAATAGCTTTAGCTAACTTATGATTTTTAAGCATATTTTTAACTTGTAAAGTTTCAGCACAAATGATATCATAATTTTTAACTAAAAATATAGATATTTTGTGTAAATAATCTTTACGATAATTAGCAATATACTCATGAAATTTAGCAAGCTTTGTTCTAGCTTTCTCATAATTCTTAGAACCATATACTTTGCGACTTAAAGATTTTTGCAATAATCTAAGTCGTTTTTCATTGCGTGCTAAAAATCTAGGATTTTCAAATTTAGTTCCATCGTTTAAGATACAAAAATCTTTTAGTCCCAAGTCGACACCACAGCTCTTCTTGGTTTTCGCAAGAGCTTTGATATCGACTTCGGCTGAAATGCTAGCAAAATATTTTCCGCTAGGAGTTTTAGAAATCGTAATATTATTAATTTTAGTTAAATCACTAAAATTAATCTTATCTTTAAATTTAATCCAGCCGACTTTAGGAATTCTAATCATTTTATTATCTTGATCTAATTGTAAATATCCAACTGTACGATAGGAGTTTTTACCTCGTTTAGATTTAAAATTAGGATATCCTGCACCATTAAAAAAATTAATATAAGCAGCATCTAAATCTTTTAAACATTGTTGCAAAGCTGCAGCATCAGCTTCATAAAGCCAAATTTTTCGTTGTTTAAGTTTAGTAAGAATGTTAGATATTTTTATATATCTTAATTTGAGTTCAAATATACTATAAGCTTTTTGTTTAAATTTTAGCATATAATTGTAAACATATCGAACACAACCAAACATCTTATTAATTAAAATTTGCTGTTCCTGGTTAGGATAAATTCTAACTTTAAAACCTTTATTCATGAGGCGCACCTCCTTTCATAATAATAATAAATATATATATTATTATATTATAAAAGAAGGTTAATTTCAATATATAAAAACGAAAGCAATTATTTTTTAAAAAGATGATTATTCAATCAGAATTGCTACTTTTGACAGGCATTACTATGTGTATCTTGCGTAATAAAAATATACTAACCATAAAAGTAATAATTCTGCCTGATAAGAATTATCATCAGTGATATTTTTTCTCGTATCAAAAAGTTTTGAATGTCTATAAATTTGAAATTTTTTATAATCAAAATCAATATAATCATTTATATTGTTATATACGTTAAAATTAGATATTACAAATGTATTTGCAAATATTTTATGTATTTTCCATTCACGCATAAACAATCTTATTCTATTGTTATTACAAGTATTATGATAAAAATTTTCAGGCAAGCCGTCTTTACAGATTCTTCTTATAATATTTGTATAATTTTTTTTCATAATAAAAAAAGAAGCTATTTAACATAGCTTCTTATAAAGGACACAGAAGTGATTTCGGGGCGGAGCCCCAGAAGGATAATGTAGAACGTGACTAACGCTCGAACAAGTCCTTAAGAACGCGTGGAGAATATTGACGCTCGATATTCATCTTGTTAAATTTATTCGACATTTGATTAATTGGCGCGTAAGTGTTTTCCATCTTAGCCTTGCCGGCGAACAAATCTTTAAAAATTTCGACGCGGTCTTTATACACACGACGCTTACGACTATATTCAGTCATTAGTTCATATACTTTATTAATTTCTTCCTGCGTAGCATCGTCGTAAAATTCAGCAAAGTGTCGTAGATCACCTAGCGCCTGATCGCATTCTTTAACCATGTTATTCCAGAACTCATAATTCTGCAATATATGCTTAATAGCTTCTTTACTTTTTTGAATAGTACGTACTAAATCTTCTGTCGTCCAATCGTCGATTTCGATTGCAGGACAATCAGCGTGTACAGAAACTTCTTCTTGAATATCGTCCGCCGGTTCATTCGGAGTATTTTCTTCTTCAATTTCTTGTTGTACTTGTGCAACTAAATCGACTTTACATTGTGGATAATTGTTACGCTCTGGCTCCAACACTTCTGATTTTCTAGCCTCCTCCATTTCTTTAACTTTATCGAATAAATTCTTTTTTTCTTTATTGTTTTTTAAGTCACGCAATAAGCTTTCTGGATTAAAACTGTGGCGATGACGTTTAAATAAATTACGCAAACTTGTACTCATCGACCACCATTCCTTTCATTCAAGTTTCTATACATATCGGTCCAAAAGTTTACTTGCTCATTTAATCTATTAGCTATTCGTTCTAACGATCCTCTAATTTGTTGAACTTGAACTTCATTAGGACCTAAATTGGTTTGTTGAGCATAAAAAATTTGGATTTCTTCAATTAATTTAAAATGTTTTCTTACGTCTAAATTTTTATCTAAAATGAAACTATAGTATCCTAACAGCCAAATAACCATACCAGCTTGTTTAAATTCATCGTATTTATTAACAAGTGCTATTAATGTTTTTATACTATTAAACATTTTAGATTCTTCGGTATCTTTAGACGTAAGTCTAACATTTGTTTTAGCTGCCGAAATATCGACTTCATTGAATTTATAATATCGGCATTGTGACGTTATTAAAACATCGCTTTTTACTGCTGTAAATACACGTCGACTAAGCTTTTGACTCATCATAATTAAATTTTCTTTCCTCGATAATTTCGGCCTTATTGTTTTCAAATACGATAATACCATTATGTTTAATATGATTTCTATGATTGCTAATACTATATTCGATATTAACATGATATGTATCGCTCAATGAAACTAAATATGCAGAATTAATATCGTAATCAGTTTCGATTGTTAACATTAAAATATTATCACAACGAATCTTTTCTTTGACGATACAATTGCCCGCGAACATATCGGTATACAATAATTCATTATTAATTCTATTAATAGTACTTAGCTTACCAGTAAATTTTATTCTTCCGACCATTGTTATTAATAAGTCCTTTCATTATATCTACAGGATTACATATATTATATGATATATTATACAGTATATTAAGATTTTCTTCAATAATCTTACTGCCATTAAAGAATAATTCAAAATAATCGTTTAATATATCGTTCGTTCTAAAGTTATAACTTAATGATTCCTGTGGTAAATATTCGACACCAGATATTGAAGCAACGACCGGATTATTTTTCTTTAACAATTCGATATGAAGGATATGTTCAATAGCTGTTAATCTAACAGCATATTTAGATTCGCCAATTTTAAAATCATTTGACTGATAACATTCAGTATTAATAGCTATTAAAAATAATCGAAACAACCAGCATAGTTGTTTAAAATCCTCTTTCTTCATTTTTAATAGCTCCTTTATATTGATGATTTATCAAATAATATTCTACTGTCTTAGCTAATACGATAAGATCTTTCCATTGATTTAAATTTTTCGTTACTGTTATACTATCTAATATATCTTGTATATTAGATGTTATTATTATTGAAATCGATACTAATGGAATAGCCACATCATTATTATATACTGAAATTAATAAGTCGACAGATTTTTTATCGAATTCAACAGAACCAATAGCTCTAATCATTAGTGTTACGTTTTTTAATTGACCGATATTAATATCTTTAATTCGTAATTCAAGAATATTAGGATAATGTAAAATTTCACAAAGAACAAGATTTATTATATTTTTAAAGATATTAAATACTGCTTCAGTTTGTTTTTCGTCAACTTTAGCTGTCATTAGACAATCGATATGAAACGGATTAACCTTATTAGGTAACATGTCAATCGTAATTATACTTACAACGATAATTAATATTGGCGTTTGATATAATGCCAGTTTTCCATTATCAGTAGCATAATTCATATCACAAAATAAAAAGAATGCGACTGTTAATATTGTAATAAGAATTGTCGTAACGTTTCTTTTATCTAAGACAATTCGATATTTATCTTTTAAGAAAATCATAGGTCTGTCGTCATAATAATCTCATGTAATTTTTCAAGATCGATATTATTGATAAATTTATCTTTTGTATTATTGTAAATACCTTTAGATTTACATTCCTTAGAAGGATATGCAATAGAAAAATCATATACTTGTTTACGATCCTTGAAGATTTGAATATCGCCACTATCGACTTCTTTTTTACGAGAATTATCGATGTAAATAATATAGTCTTTATGTTCGAATGCAATACGGCCTTTAACGCCAATTAACTTATTCGTAATTTCATTTACCATTCCCATATTAATTTTCCTCCTTTTGCAATAAATCCTTTACGATATATAATGCATCGATTTTATCAGTATCGAAGTTAAAACTAAAGCTTGTATGTTTCTCTTCTGAATCCCAGTATATTTGGAATTTTACGAAGTTTTTATTTTCGTTCCAATCGACAGTAACCATAACGGCATCGCCTACTTTTTTAATAGTTAGACTATACGATCCTTTTTCTCGACGATAGAATTTATGAAAATCTAACATTAAGATTTTATATAATACTTCTAATTGAAGCCTCATCTCATCCATGTAACGATACCCCACAGTAATAATACAATAAAACAAGACGGCAATATCATAAATAATAATCTAATTTCGCCGTCTTCGTTATACACGTCACATACTTTATCGACAAATTTAGTTAATGCAGCATGTATTAAAAATCCTAGTATGCATCCTAGAATAATATCTAGAATAATTTTTAAAAACTCAAGAGTCTCAAACAACAGGTCGAACATATTTAGCCTCGTTTAATACTTTTCCAAAATCTTCGAATGAAATGTTATTTTCGACATTCCAATATACTGTTTGCACATTTGCATCGTAAAGAACATCGATATAATAATTGTCTTCATCGATTAATAGATTTAAACGATGATATGCATTATCATACGTAATCTCGCATGCGATATTATCTAAATCTTTAACGATAAATTTACCAGATGTTCGATAGGTATTAATCAACATTTCAAAATGTTGACAGAGCATCCAGTCAGTAATTCTAATATATGTTTCCATAGTCACCTCAGAACGGTATTTTTTCTACACTTGTTAAACAATTAATATATTGATATTCGATTAAACTACACATAGCTATTAAAAATTTATAATATATTTTTAAAGCATGTTCTTTACCTTTAACTAATGACTTATGATAGAAAATATACATACCGTCATCATAATACTGATACTGTAATGTCATCTGCATATTATATACATCGATAGCATTTGTTCTAGCTTCGGTTTTAATATATCCGACAACATTATTAAGTCTAGTAACTTCAAATTGCACATCATGATATCCGATATGAATATTAGTATCGCTAAAACGCAATCGGTCCATCGCTTCTTCGACATACGATGCGCAAGAATAGCCATCATATTTTAAAGGAATATGATACGAACGTATTGTATCGGATATTTCTTTAATAATTAGCAGCATATTTTCTTCGCTAATATCATTAGAATGCATATACTGACTACTTTCAGTAATTCTAAAAGACCCGAAATACTGTTTACCTCGACTAAATACTTCGTATCTAGATCCTTCGTCAGTGTAATATTGACGGATTCGATATTTTTTTCGTTTCATAGTAAATCGATTATTATTAGCTTCTCGAAACACTTCGAATCGTTTAATAAATGTTTTATCTTCTATTTTTACTTTCATTTATTTTTATCATACAACTAAATATATATGAATATACTAAATATGTACACATGTTAGGCAATTTATTTACATATGATTTTAACCAATTATTTTTATCGATCCATTTAAATGTATCATTATTATTTTTTACTTCTATAACGAATGAACATAGTTCTAATTCATGCCGATTTGATATATAAAAATTTAATTTTTCACCATTTGTTTGTGTGTACATACAAATTGTAAAATAATTATTTTTAAAAAGATCGACATCATTTTTATTTAATGGTGTATAATTTTTTACATTTTCTATTAAATCTTGTAACGTCATATTATTCTACTATACTTTTAAGAACAGCACAAAATACAAAAAATAACATTGTTGTTATATGGAATTTACAAAACATTCTTGCATGCATTTTAAATACATATTCGAATGAATCTGATATTTTTTTTGTTTTATATATTCTATATACAGTATGTAAAAGATATACAATTATTGAAAATATAAACCATATTATCATGAATCCGATCAATGCCACACTGTCTAAAAAGAACTGATCCATACTATTTATCTTTCTTATCCCAGCCAGCTAATGTACCACCAATGGCTAGAGCTAAATAAATCATCATAAAAATTACAAATAATATAGCTAACATATGTACTATCCTTTCTATAATAACATTTCTGCAATCGGATATAGAATAAATGCTATATCCTCGGCCACGTAATCTTCTTTTTCTGGTTCGATATTTAAGATACCAGCTTCATACCAAACCATATATGAATTAACGTAGTCTTCATCGTACGCAATCGTAAATCTAAAAGAATTACGAGCCTTATTCTCTTCAAAGTCTGTAATAGAATATTCTGAAAACATATCCTTTTTAGCAAATTCTTTTAAACTATTGTATACATTTTGTGTCTCTTTATCAGATCCGAATCCTAGTTTAATCATACATTCACCTCCAATACATGTAATTAAATGAAAACATAATATAATGTACATATAAATTAAATTGATTAAACATTTTGCACGTATCAAAATCAGAACGGGCTTTTCTCGGAATTACTGTACGATACATAAAATTTGAAAGACATATATCTGATTCTTTTTCTGAATACTGAGTCATCGAATCGACGCGCATCACGTTAATATTAAAATATACGACTTGTTTATTTATATAATCGTCGCAAGTTTTAATAATAAGATTTGATTCATTATTATAACCAAAATCGAATACAAAAGATCGTCCACCAATTAATAGTTTTGGTATATTTGCTTGAAAAAAGTTTATATTAAAAAACATTGCACTAAGCAAATTAAAACTAGTTTTATCGTTCATTTTTACAGAACATAAATTTAGTATAATCTTCTAATATACGATATACTAAATTAGATAATAATACGGATTTTTCTAATTCGCTATAACCAAAACCAGAAATATTATCTTCTAAATCAATATCGGCATATACTATATCGTTACTTAGATTAGCTGTTACATATAATACATTATTTTCTGATACTAATACAGCACTAATTAATTTAGGAGTTACTTCTGGAGTGCTATTAAAATTCCATTGCTGACCGCTAAATTCAAAAATCTTGTTTTGACTAGCTTTAAGGTTTTGACCTAATGTCACGAAAAATTCTTTAGCTTGTTCTTTAGATTCGAATGTTACTTGTTGCATAATGTATTCCTTTCATTTGACTAAACCACATTAGAAAACGTGTGAAGAAATTTCGGGGCGGAGCCCAACCGTGAAGTAAATGGCGGTAAATTAATAACAGCCCTAACTTAACTTATTAGTTAAACATTCGTTCCTTTAGTTTATAATAAGCTAATTCTATTAAGGCTGGAAATAATACATCTAAAAATCCATTATATTCCATTAAATTACTTTCAGTTTCTGTCGTAATAAATACTGGATCATAATCTTCGTTTTTATCTTTTTCGACGAATAAATCGAAGTATACTACATCGTCGCCATCTTCTATACTAAAACATAGTACTTCTGGTAATGTATTGTCTAATAATAACATAGTTTTGGCGACTAAAAAATAAATTTTAAAGTCTTGATTATATACTTCCATATCAGTAATATCATCTAAAATATTAATAGCTTTATGACGCTCTAAAATAGAAGCAATACTATTTGACTTATCGAATAAACTCATTATAACCTCACAAACTTATGATTAAAACCATTTAAAAGCATTAAAAAATACGTCCATAAGAATACAGTTTTATGAATATTTATATTAGATAATGTTTTACGATTAAAAAAATTATCTTCTCTTAATAGATACTCTAATTTATCATCTTCTGACAAATATACATTAATAGAACGAATATACTTCCCAGATGTTTTTATATCGATCTGAAAATTAATGTAATTATGATCTATATCGTATGTATAATAATATTTAATCCAATTTATTCTATATGGATGCTGAAATAAAAATATTTCTAAATCTTCATCTTCTTTACCAAAATGATATAAATGATCGAATGACAAAGCAGTTAATTCATTATAATCTTCGACAAATGTACTCCAATTCATAATTGTCCTAGTTCCCTTAATAATTTTGCTAATTTTAGATATTCGCGAATCGTACGTTCATCATCTAAAGCTTCTAATTCTTGTTTTATATTATATAAATCTGTAGCAAAATCAATCGGATTTTTATTTTCCATAGCATTATCGTACATAAAATATGTCGATAATATTTCTCCTAAATCATTCATTTTTATAGTCCTCTAATACTTCGTTAATTAACTGCCGCGCTTTATCTGTCTCTAAGTACATATAATAGATTAAATGCTCACACATAACTTTATTAAATATATTATGTAATAAATGATTATCGATAGCATATACTAAATATAATTTGTTAGAGTTTGGAAAAGCTGATAATGTAATAGAATAATCACGAATTTTTCTATTAAGATCATATGTAAAAAACATTACTTGTAAATCAACGCTATTAGAGTCTCTAAAAAATGTAATCAATAATGGTGTATCTTCTATTTTTAACAAAGAATAGATTGCCGAATAATCTTTAACAATTGATTTTTGACGGACCATCGGACTATAATGTTGAATCGAATATAACCAATTAAACCAATTGATCATACTTTCGATACCTCGATAATTTCGAGTAACGTCCCATTAAAATATACTTCGATATTACTACCACGACCATTGCCATATATTTGATAATTCAATTCGTGATTATTTTTAATAGATTTATTATGATTCATAATAATAGTGTCGATAGTTTTTGTTAGATTATTACAATTACATATATATTCGATTTTTAATTTATTAAATATTAACTTGTAGTTCATATTAAATTTCCTTCAATAGTTCTTCGATATACCAACGCAATTCATCGACAAATTTTTTAAACATAATTACACCTCGAATCTTTTACTAAACTCTTCAATTGATGGTTTAACATAGTTTGTGAATAAAAAACCGATAATATAGTTACGATATACTAATATATTTTGGTCTAATAAATAATTTATATTATCGATACTTGAAAAATTCTTCATATAACCAGAATTATTTGCTGTTCGATATCGGAATTCTATTTCATTAATTTTCTTATTCTTACAATCAATAATGAATTTGACAACCATTTGTCTAGAATTAAATATGCTATATGTCCTTTTAGTAAGTATACGACGATCTTCTAGCGTAAAATTAATTACATATATACCATTTTTAGAACTTGCAATTTGATCGTTTCGAAAACAAAATCGGATAATACGATCTTGTTTTAAATTGCAAAGTATTACATTCGGATTGTAACCTTTATAGTATAAATTATTAATTAATTCTTTTTGTGTTTGAAACATTTTGAACGAATCCCAATTAAATACATTATATACTCATAATAGAATAAAGCATTAAACTCATCGCTAATAACATTATGCCTTTTTATTTGAGCTCGCCACATATTAGCAATATTATTTGTCGGCAACAATATTGGATAATCTTCATAAAATTTTTGAGCAAAATTACAAATATCATAATAATCGCTATACTTCATATAGTAATTCCTGCTTTTCCTAAAAATTCTTAGACAATATCGTCATGATACTATTAATAATGCGACCAGTTTCTTCGATGTTGTGTTTTAATGTATGCCCCATAATATATCTCCTAGAATATTTGTAACCACTTATGTTTTTTAGAATTCATTTTTTTGCTATATTCTTTATTTTTAATACAATGAACAACATCATACATCGAAGCCATCTGTTCGAATGTTAGATCATAATGTTGACCTATTACATTATCTGGATATATACAAATATTATATCTTTTACAAATGCAATTAATATAACCATAATAGGCTAAATAAAATGCACGAGAAAATACTTTGTTTATTTCATATGTCTTAAATTGAGATAGTTTACCTCGATTATTTACTACATACGATGTAATAAAATACGTACCACTCATATTTTTCCTACAAAAAAATCCACAATTATTTCTCCTCTTAGTTATTATTATAGATATTTTTCTAAGAAAAAGAAATAAATGTGGTATAATCTAAAATTCTTTTTACCAATTTTATTCTGCTTTTCAAATACTGTCCACTTATAATATGGAATTAATGCTGGCGGGATTGAAAGTTTGACCCATTTATTAATTTTAAAACGGAATTTGTTCTTCATTATTATAATAATCCTTCGATTCGAATTTAAATTCTTTCCAGTTCTTTTCGTCTTGTAAAAATTGGTCTAAACCAGTAATTGTCGGAACATATTTCCAACATTCAGCGCCGTCGTATTCAAATCGATAAATGATATAATCTCTTGTATAAATCGTAAGATTGTTTTTAATTTCTTGACTGCCGTATCCATTATCGTAGTTAACAGATGCAGCGTTTTTAATAAACGTATCTTTGTTCATAAATACATAATCGCTACCGTATTCAGATTCAGTACACGCAACAAATAAAATATCATCTAACGTAAGATCGAGTTCTTTAAGTTTGTCTTCTGTTTCACTTAACAGATTCATCTTTATTCCTTTCTATAATACTTAATAAATTATGTTTTTCGATTTCTTCCATAACTATATAATGAGGGGTAGGTATCGATACTAACGCTTCTAATTTAAGATTATTAATTAAGTATACGCTACTTTTTGGATATAAAATAAATAGCCAATATGTCATATATAAAGAGCTATTAAAATTACTATTAAAAGTATCGTAAAATAATTCGTGAGCATATTCTTCGACTGATGTTTCTCTTAATAGTATTTTATATTTCATAATTTCTGCTCTTTAATATATTTAATATATCAGTATTTTTAGGATTAGCATCTTCTTCTAATGCTCTAAAATTAGTCTGAACATCGATATTTCTAAAAATACTATATCGGAATCTGAAGTCAAAGATACTGTACATATATGCAAAATACAAACTTAATTTTTTATTATAGATGCCCGGCATCTTTTGTATAAATATATATACGTCATCTTCAACTTTGTTATATTTAATAATATTAAAAGCCATTATCCTCTCCTTTTATATTTTTCATCGAGCAAGTGCAAAATTACATAATAACTATAATATATACAAGCACTAAATTTATATTTATCGTCTTTATATACGCACTTTGCTGACAATCTAGTAATTATTTTAAGATTGTATATAATATCGTATTTTACAAAGCGATCATATATGCGAGATCCTCGATCTGTTATTGACACGGCTCTTTTTTGTTTACTAATCATAATTCACCACGACATACTTCTCGTAGAACATTAATAATGTCTTCGCCGACAATTTCTTCTTTAAGTTCTTCTTTGGCATCAGTTGTATCGTCATCATATTTTAATCGTACTTGTAAATATCTAAGATTAGCTATACTATTAATAGAATAACGATAACGATTGATATGGCTTAATGATAATAAATTATAATAAGCTAAATATAATTTGTTGAGATATGTGTCGCCAGAACGTTTTTCAATGTTGCATCGAATCCTGTCGCCTTTGAAATGATACTCTACGACGACATAGTCGTTACTATTAAAATATTCTTTTACTATTCGTTGATCGATCATTTTATTTTTCCATAAATTTTTAATGATAATATTTTATATTTCATATAGCACTTCTTCTTTAACCATTAACACATAAATATAATAACTATAATAATAATAATGTGAATGTGTACAATCAGGTGAATCAAATATAATATCTGTATTATATAACATTAAATATGGTTCGCTGCGTGGTTCTATTTCATCATGATAGCACATATCTTCTGTAAAAATATGTAAAATTTTTTCTACTTTTTTATTGATCATAATTATATCTTAGTCATTAACATTAACTTATATACGTAATACCAGTACATATATTTATACTTGCCTCGACTATGTAACATAAACGATGGAACAGATGACAATTCAAAATATAAATTAAAATATTCAATTTTATGTTTATTCTGACATACGAAATCAATGAATTTATTTAATTCTTTTGTCATTTTATCAGTCATATTTGTCAACCAAATTTAAATTAATCCAATACAAATATATATAATGTAACTTATAATATTCGCTATTTTTCATATAAAAATTATATATTCTTGGAATATTAATAGTAGGATCTAAATATATATAGGTAGAATTACCTCTCATTTTAGCTCTATTAAACTCTATAAGTTTATATCGTAATAAACTATTACTCATAATACTGTTAACATAGATAATACCAATAATATATGTTGGCACTATATGATACTCCTTCTTTATTCCGATAGACTTTATATGCAAATACAACTTTTGGATTCGTTAAATTATATAATGATCCATAGTTAACATTTTTAACATTAAAACGTCTTTGAGCTTGAGTTGACATATATTCAACAAGTTTGTCTAAATAATTATTACTCATTAATATATTCTTTCTATTTCAGAACATAATATTAGATATAGATAAAATCCATAGTAATCATTATATTTTTGATCTTTATTAGTCAAATTATATACACGAAATAATTTTTTAGCATTTTCTTCCATTAAAAGACGCTCAAGATCTTCATTAAATATATCGATGCTAATCCTCATTTGTAGCGGGAGAAATACTTTATCTAATAATTTATTAGTTACCATATTATTCTCCTAATAAATTAGGTATTTCTTCTTTTAATAAATCTGGTACTATAGTTAAATATATATAATAATGATAATACATATTGCTACTATATTTATTTGTATCGACAGAATATACAATAAATTTCTTAGTTCTACCTTCAATATCAAGATTTAATTGGATAAAATACTTACGATATTCTTTTTCGTTATATATACAAAATACTTTATTTAATATAGTTGCTAATAGTTTTTTGTTGCGATCAAAAGTATCCATTTTGCAAAGCCCATGTATTAATATTATCTAATGCCATTTCTTCGCGTTCCGCACAAGATTGCATCCAACTTAAAATTTTATTTTGTTGAAATGGCTGTAATTCTTCTAAAGCTTTTCCACCATAATATTTATTTAAAAATGTATTAAGCATTTTTATCTCGAGAGCATTTTCTATTAAATATATTTCTTCGATAATAATCGCTTCTTTTTCAGTCATATCATTCTCCTTATTAGTCGTCGACCATTATATCGACTAATGCCTTAATAATATTCCCGGCTGTATCGTTATCATAACTAATAGTATTGTCTTTAATACTAAACCTACATTCATAGAATACTCGTTGATATTCACTATATTTTTTACCTAATACTTTTAATAAACTACAAGTAAACGATACGTTAACAACGTTATATCCATTAAGATCATCAGGAATATTGCCGACACGATCGATAGTAGCACCGTTTAAATAAATACTTCTACTAAATCTTAGTCGCTCAAGCATATTTAAGATGGCATCTTTTTTATTCAATTGTATATACAGCATGTCGTAACCTTTTATTATACCATAAAATACTTTTTTTTACAAAAAATTCTATTATTATTATTAAAATGCATAAATTCTTAAAAGCGGATATATGTTCGCTTTTATAGCTTATTGATAAAGATTAACGATAAATAATAATAGTAACAACATAAACCATCAGTATACATATATGTATGATATTCTTCTTCGAAATTTTCACACGTTAAATATTGAACAAGAGCATCAGGCTTATAATTATCAAATTTAAAAACGGCGTCAGATAATTTTTCATTTGTTATTTCAATCATGATACTACTTCTTTAATAATAATCGTACCGTAGTCAAAATCGTCTAAATCTTTAATATATCCGATTAATGCATCTCCTTCATAACGAACGTTACATACTTTAAGACCTTTATTTTGTCTAATAAAGTCATTGATAGCATCTTGTAAGTTTTCTAATTCGACGATGCGATCAAATCCTTTAAATTTAGAAAATGTTATTTTATGCTTCATTATAATACTCCGTACATTGTTAACCATATATAAAAATAATAATACTTATAATCGCCGGCATAATAAAATATATTATCGTCTATTACAAATCTAAGATTATCATGTATATAATACTTAAATATAATTTTTCTAGAATAATAGCCATGGACCATATTATATTGAACATCTTCTAATGTTTTTCTTAATTTTATATCCATATTATTATCCTTTAAGAGTAGTATGCATATATACTATTATCATAGAATATACATATATAACTATTAATTGAATTATAAACGGCATGCATTCTTTAATGCTTTTGCTAATTCTATATACAATAACCATATGAACAAATGCAATAGGACTATATAATAAACCTATTAAAAATATAATAGTCGGTATGTCGCCATTTTCATACATATATACTCCTTTATATTTCAACCATTATATATAAATAATAATCATAAAACCATGCAGATAATTCATCGACACATAATATATTTAACGTAAGATTAAGATGTATCAAATACTTATCGGCATCTTTATGTAGACGTAAATTATATACATGTTTATTTATCTTTTGATATAATTTTCCGTTCATAATTATATACCGACGATTCTATGTTCTTCTTTAAATAAACTACTTAATTCTTGCGCGATCCATTCGAATTTTTCTTCTTGTGGAATTAGTCGTACATATTTATCGTAATGTTTTAACGTAACACAACGATGTACATAATAACCTTCTAATCCTGAATAATAGAATACGATAATAAACGGATCGCTACCAGGATGGCGGTGAATCTCACAGCCATCGAATAATATATGATTCCTAAACATATCGATATTAATATCGTTAAGACTAAAAGCTTTAAGTGCGACTTCTTTACTTTTAAATTCTAATAGCATGATCTTCACCTCCATTATTTTTTACTTTTGCTTTAACATTAATAATTCATACATATAATCAAGTTCTTCTTGATTTGTTACATTCTTAAAGATAATCTTGTCGACTTCAAAATCGATCGCTGATTTTTCTGTTAAATACATAGAATCATATGAAGTATATGTTTCTAAGGCTATATGTTTACCGAAACATTGAGCTAATTTACCGTCCGATCCTGGTACTTCAACCGGATAAAAATCTAAGCCGTAGATCCCATATTCATCGCTTCGCCATAAATAACTATCGTCATCGAATGGAAGCTCGTCTTTAATATCTTTATACATATATTTTTCTTTAGAATATTCAAATCTCATTTTAATTTTCTCCGTTTAATAATATTCGTCTTGAATAAAATAGCCTCGACAATCCTCATAAGAATCATAAGAAATATATAACTTATTAGGGCTAACGTTTTCTAAAATTTCACCATCTTCTAATTCGATTTTAATATTATTGATATGAGACCATTTACCGTCAAGATACCATTCGTAATCTAAAATTCTACAATTACGACCATCGACATAATGATAATTAAAATCTTTAAATTTAAAATCGTCATTATCTTCATAATTTTCAAAGTCATACATTTTATCGCCAAGACAATATTCGTCTTGAATTAAACGAGCAAAATTATCTTGATATTTTAAAATTAATTGTTCATTCATTTTCTACTCCTTTAAAAAATAAGCGTCGAACATTACTTCTTGGAAAGCGTCGATAAAATAAAAGGCATCGGTACCGTCTTCGACATGTTTATTTTTAACGATAGATGTAGCATTTATTCTTTCATTTTTCTTTTCTAAGACTAATGTTAATTCTTCGTCATGTTGATTGCTATACTTCAACGTGATATTGTTTTCATGCGTGAAATAGCTAAACGGCACCCATAATTTATCTTCGCAACAAACTTCTAAGTCGTGATATTTTTTAATCACGTCAAAAAATGTATTAGCAAACAAATCTGTTTTAAATTCTAAATAAGTTGTAGTTTGATCCATAATATTATTTCCTATAAATCATCTAATTCTTTCAATAAAAAGTGAATACCCATAAAATAATATTTTATTTCTTGTACAATTATATCATCTTCTTTAGTATATACTCCATATTCTTTTCGAATAGGAATAATATCTTTAATTTCATCATTTAAATCTTGATAATCAAATTCAAAATTATGGATTTTTAAAAAACACTGTAACATTTGTAAATCAGATTCAAAATCGCCATTTTCTAAGCAAGTCAACATATAATAAAACTTACTTAGCTTAAATAAAATACCGTCTTCAACAATAATTTCTTTACCGTTTAGCTTGATAATTACTTTTTTCTGATACTTATCATATCCAGATTCTTCGTTAATATAAATTAAATCCCGAAGAGATTTATTATTATCGCAGATTAAACAGTCAAGATTATAAAGAATCTTATCGACCTTTTGCATATTTCTATACATTATTTTTCCTCATTTCTATTTACTTTACTGTAATAGTGATTAAATCAATTCCTAATACATAATGAAAATATACAGTAATCACAAAAGCACTAATAAATGTTAAATAAAATAAGCCGTCTATAATTTTATTCATAATATTTAAATCTCTTTATTCTATTCTATACAAAAATCTATGAGTTTTACTACCATTAAAATTCTTTTCATAAACGATAGAATTTTTCTTTTTAAAATAATAATTAATATTTTGAGTAACCATATTATTAATATTTGGCCCATTCTTTTCGCCTAATAGATCTCGTTTAGCAAAGATAATTCTTTTTAAGCTATTATTATAACCATTTTTTCTTGTACTAACATCACAAAATTTTTCTAATTGAATTAAAATATATTCATGAGTTGTACAAATTACAATTTTAAATAAAGTTTTTTGATCGCCTAATGGATATACTTCACAAACAATACTATTTGGCATAAAACTTCGTCGTTCGAGACGGCAATCCATATCCTCATTTACATCGTAAAAAATATCCAAATTTCTAGTTTTATCTGTGAATTGAGCTTTGGCCAATAAATATAATAACGTCAAATATTTCTTTAAAAATAATTGTATTAACTTAGCATAAGCTAACATATAATATTTTATATTATTCACGCTTCGCTTCTCCTTATCAATTTTTGTACATTAAACTTAAATATATATAGTAATTATAATATAGCCTAGCGGAATATTCGCCGCCACTATTATTTACAAATACTATATGTTCTCTTATATAATTTATTAGTTCTTTATTTTTTAAATTATTAATAAGATTATATCTATCATTATCATCATATATATTAGATGCTTTAACAGTGATAATAAATGGTACATCATTATTCATTCGCTACGCTCATACACCCTAAATATAATAAATAACTATAATATATCATACCGTTAATTTCTTCGCCATTACTTTCACGTATAGTAAAACTCATAAGAGTAACAATACTAAACTTAAGATTTTCTTGAGGTTTATACTTTGGGTATTTCATTTTTATTACCCATACTTCGTCGATAATTCTATTAATTAAATAACTATAATAATCTTTCTTCATTCGCTACGCTCATCTATTCCGATACTATTAAATATATATAATAACTCAAATATATCTCGGCGCTATATCTATAACTGCTTTCGCTATGCCATACGATTATATCGTCGAGGCCATATTTTTCGACTATGTCATAATCATAATATAATTTTCTTGGATTAATATATTGTATCCATTCATGATGATCATATATTTGATCGACTAAATATTGATTCACTCGTTACACTCGTTTCGCTCATCTATTCCTAAATATATATAATAATGATAATATACGCGGGCACTAAATTTAATTCTTCTATTTCTATATATGATATAATCACCTAATATATAATTTTTCTTAACGTTAATATCTAAACGATACCGCCCGTAATTTGTTCGACTGTAATTAAATACAGTTTCTTTAATTATATGTTTAACCAATGTTTCGTTCATTCGCTATGCTCATTCACTCGTTTCGCTCATTCACTTAAATACAATAGATAATCATAATATATAAAAGCATCGATCTTCATATTACTATCTTCATATACGATAATATCATGAAGAGTCATGGCTAGCACATTAATATTTCTGTATAATTTATATCCAGAAGTCGATTGTTTGATAAGCCAAGCTGTATCCATAATTTTCTCTAAAAATAAACTTTTCATACTATTCCTTATATAAAATACTAATTAATTCCTATACAACAAAAAAGGACTACAGGAGATTTCGGTGCGGAGCACGTTCTTAAAGAGTTTAATCATAAATATATAAAAAACCATATACGGCTATTAATCATATACTGATAAATATATCATACATATTAAATATTATATACTGATCCGTAAATAACTTGATATAAAATAACATATATAAAATCGCCCGCCTCTTTCCATTTAATAGTTTCTTCTTAATTATATATCTTAATAATATATAATATAACATAATACATTATAATTATATACTAATATAGCTATTAATAATATACTAGTAGATCATATATATTAGACTAAATACATGCTATATATAATACTATATATATGATTAAATACGTTATACTAAATATATTTAATGTGAGAATAGGCTATATAAGCTAATAATGATTATAGAGGTAATGGTTGTAAATACTATATATCGGACAATATATATTAGAAGTTAAATATATATGACCAAATACATCAGGCATATGACCAAATACATCAGGCATATGACCAAATACATCAAATATGAAAATAGGCTATTTTTAATAATATATACGGAATGTTTCTACTTTATAATCTAAAGCTTTAAAATTATGAAAATATACTGTTTTTTAAAGAATAAACAGATATTATAAGTGTTACTGACTCCCCCCACCCCCCAAGGGAGCATACTGTATAGTCAGTATCACCTATAGTCCATAAGCCGTATCTACAGTAGCAATAAAGCTATAGCTTTATCTATATATAATAATAAATAACTGCTGTTGGCGCTCGTGAGGAGACGGCGGACTATTTAAAAAAATAAATATTATTATATTATATATATAGTATATATAAGAGATAAACAAGAACTGTTAAGGGAGCAATTTTTATATCGATCGTTCCTAACCCTAAATAATTCTCAAGCTCAGAATTATTAAAAACCCTCGTCACTAGTACGCTTACGACGTTTCATTTAAGATTTTCGGAGTAAGCTATGGTCGGCGAACGCTTTTGAAAAAAGCTCGTATTCATAAATATACACATTCTGTATATTATGTTTTATTGTTTCCTATATATACCGTAGACGACACCAAAATTAAAAAAAGCCAGATATTATCTGACTTTAATTTTTTGTATTTTTTTTACTCAAAAATACCCGTACTTTCAATTATGCATTAATTCTGTATATTTAATTATTTTTACAAAATTGATTAACTCTATACCTAATATGAGTAATATACCGGTGTAACTACGTTACACCGCTCCTGAAATTTACACACACAAAACAGTCTTGGATATAAAAATCTGAGGCTGTTTTTTTATTGCTTGCTATATATATAATAGAATTAAATAAAAAATATTTTTATATTTTTGAATAACTTAGTATCTAAAGTGAGTAATATACCGGTGAACGCAGTTCACCGCTCCAGATGAATATGCGAATTGAACATTAAAAAAATAATTATATGAAAACGGCCCTTCGGGGTCTTTTTTATTTTGAGAAATTATTTTTAATATTTTAATTAACTCGCTATCAAACATGAGTAATATACCGGTGAAACGAAGTTTCACCGCTTCTGCTGAAACATATAATACATATATAACGGCCCCGAAATTAATTCGGGGTCTTTTTGTTTTTCGCTATGTGTAACATAGCGAGAATACTAACAAAATGTTGTCCCATTTTAAAAATGCTCCAAACTCTTACTTACGTAATTTTCTGCGGAACTCGAAAAGGATCGTACACGACGAACCATTGACGTTATATATTCTCTAAGAGAATATATAATTATTATGGGATGCTCCCATTTCGTCTACTATTCATTCTTAACAGTAATGGATCTTCGTTATTATTATGGTATTATATATATAAATGCTATAAAATAACTCGACTAAAATAAACGCAAGGGACTTTTAAATACCTTAGCTAGTAAATGAAATACTAAGATAACGGCGGATCCCAAACATAATTCCACCTACTTATTAGACGCTTACTAACTTCTAATACTTTGGTATAATTCGTATTAAATATTATATATACATACGCTTATATACATCTCGCTATATATAATACTAATACGAACCGTAAATGGCTTCGTTACGAGATATAAAAATTGATTGCGTTCTACATTCCGTAAACTCCATTAGAACACATCAGTATATATTTTCTTGATATATACTGATAGACACACAAACGCATTAGATATATTGTTACGAATTCTAAAGAACGATGTTTCTCTTCGCAGGCTCATCGATAACATCCTTCGTTCCAACGAATTCTACATATAACTCGTTAGCACTCGTAACCTATCGACACGATCTCTACCATACTATACTATCGTGTCAACTAAGAATTTTAATAGCTGAATAGATTCGCGGCGCTCCTTATTCTTCACATTAATAGCTCTCATTAAAATTATATCTAATATAGATTTAAATCTATAATAACATTTCACTGACATTCAATATTATTATAAGATATCCCACCCTAAAAGTTTTTAATACATTATATATACTTACATATAATAAAAACATTAACTAAAAACATATTATATATTTTAATACTAAACCATAATATCCTAGGCGGAAATTATTATATATACTAGTCTCTATTTTAACAAAATACCGACGGCAGAAAATATACTATATATACTTATATATATGATATAAATATCCCCGGGCGGAAAATTCTTAAAATGCCTCGGCCACAGTCCTCGGATTTTCTTGCCCGAATTTTCCTTCTTACTGTAAATAAGGATCCGTGCCGTATTTACTATATACTGTTATAGTATAATATAATATACTATATCACGATATACTAAATACTCTTCAATCCTTATTAGCCTATCTAGCTCCTATAAGGTTATATATATACTCCGGTCGCTACGTTCCCTATAATATATTATATATAAATACTATGCTCGCTCCGGTCGCTGACGCTCTCTTCGCTCGCCCTATATATAATATACAACATATACTCTTATGATCGTCGCTTACGCTAGGACACTACAACTCACTCGTCGTATCCTCCTCGCTTATCGGGAATAACTATATACTACATTCACTACGTTCATTACTCCGCTCGCTTCGCTCGCTGCGTTAATACTATTATGATACATATATATAAATAACTAAATTACTCTCTTGAGAAGAGAGATAACAGAGAATCTATACATATAAATATATATAATACATAACTACTCTCTTAACAAGAGAGATAGCAGAGAACTACTAATAATAAATAATACAATACTTACTTTCTTAAGAAGAAAGTAAACAAAGAATATATACGGCTCGCTTCGCTCGCCTAATACTAATAAATAATAAATACATAACTACTCTCTTAGAAGAGAGATAGCAGAGAACTTAATAAACATGCCCTCCGCTCGCTTCGCTCGCTCTCGGGCTTATACAACAATAAATATATTCTTCGCTCGCTGGCGCTCGCTTATATAATATATATTGGCGTTCGGAAACGTAATCGTTTCGATAAAAAAAGCAGTCACTAAAAAAATAGCCCACTACTTTATGTGTCCAAAAAAATGGACTTTCTCTAAAGCTGACACCCGAATTAGGACATACGTACCAATGTGGTATGCTTTTCGCGAATTATAAAAAAATATACATTTAGCTAACGCTGTAACGAACAGCACTATCTAAATGTATATTTTCATACAAAGAAAAAATAAAGGTTTAGCCTAGAGGAGACAAACCTGCCCCTTCTAAACTAAACCCTATTTACTTACATTAAGCTTCTGCACCAGCAGTATCTTCAACTGTAGGAGCTTCATCTTTGATAATTTCGATGCCTTCAGCATTACTACCATCAGAGCCGAAGGATTTCTTCAAGCTACGAAGTTCGTCGCTAACAGAAGCTTCTTTCCAAGCTTCCTTACCTTCGTTAATAATAACACTAGTAGCACCCATAGCCAATTCGGATACCTTTTTCAAACCTCCGAATAGACCTTTAGCACCTAGGCCTACGGCACCGATGCCAGCATCTTTAATAGTGTTGGTTTGACGACCAACAAACTTAGTGGCTGTTTTGGTCCAGCCTGCAACCATTGTATTGCGTTTAACGCGAGAGAATGCATCAGTGATGTCCTTCAAATATTCATCACTAACTTCGACTTTAATACCTCCGTCAATTTCTTCGACAGAACCATTATATTCTACCTGAATTTTTTCAGTCATATAATTAATAACTTCAGGATTATTATGTTTAAGATTAAAAGTAGCCATTTGCTCCTCCTTAATTAATTAAAAAATAAAGGGGGCAAAATGCCCCCAACTTAAATTAAATCCTCTGCAGAAACTTCTTCTGCTTTAATTTCGCGGATTAAGTTCAATGTGCTATTGATACACGCCATGCGATGTTTCGCATTTGGAGTATTCTTTGGTCTAAGAGCTTTAAGCTCACCATTCACTTCAGCAATTTCATAAGCATAAGAGCTTTGAACGCCGTAAGCCAATTTGATGCCGTTTTCTGCAACGCCACGGTCAAATTTAACAACGTCGCCAGCAGACAATTCTACGCCTTCTGGAACTTCAAGAGCGTAAGAGTGCTCTTGAGACAAGCGACTAATGCGTAAGCGAACACCTTGTTGTTGAGCATCTTTCAATGCTAATGCAAGACGTTTGAATTGTTCGCGGTCTTCTGCAGAGTCGGCTTCTTTCATTACATGGTCTGCAACCTTAGCAGGTGTCAAGCCATCTTTTAAGCCTTTCATGATAGAATAACAACGAATTGCAACCGCATCACTGGTTACAATTTCACCTGTAAACTGACCATAGTTCACAGACTTATTAGCAAATAACTCAACTTCTTGAGCTACTGCGTTAGCACCCATACCTACGTAGGATGCTCCTGTAACTTCTACGCGTGCAGGTTTGGTGTCACGTACACCAGGAGTACCAGCAACTACTGCTGATTTCATGTTAGCCCAACCGTTAGCGTTGGAGCCGAAAATGTAGGAAGTTACGTTTGCGAATTGTTTTTTGTTAGACATAATAATGTCTCCTTTCATAAAAAGTACCCTGACTGAACTTCTCAGGGTGAAATAAAATCTCCTCTTGCACACACTTGCAAGAGATATCAACATTAGATAAGTCAATGCTTATCTAATGCTCATATCTCCCGCAGTCTTCACCGCGGAAGAAGAGGAGAAAAAGTATGAAAGGGACCTCCACACAGAAGGCCCCATGAAAGATTTCGCCCCGGAGGGGCCGTCTTCTCTCGTAAAGGTTATAAAACCTTATATCAACTACCGTAGATGCACACTAGGTTGTTGTGTATCTTTATAAAGGGAGGTATTATGAGTACATAGCACCTACGGTAGCTTATATAAAGCTTTATATGAAAATAAATATGACCTGCTATTAATGAGAAGGTCACAGGAGATTTCGCCCCGGAGGGGGAACTATATGACGTCCTCCTCCAGCGAAACCTTCTACAGCCTAGCGTTTATTAAGCTTATGCTTTTGCACTTGCATAATAATGCTAGACGAAATAAACCAACCAACTAAGAACCAGAAAATGCGGAAAGTGATTGGGTTTTCCGCATAAAATTTGTTTAACCAATTTATGAATAATTTTTGCATGATAATGCCTCCATTAGCGATTAATTAAAATTAACAGTGTAATAGTAAAACTAATTACAAAACCTAATTGAAATGCCAGCATCTTATAGACACTGGCACAATCTTCTCTAGCTTTATTAAGGCCTGTTATAGCTTCGTTTAACATGAGTGTCTCCTCCTTATTAGTCAGCCATAGCACAGCTTTGATAAGCTATTAATGTTTTGGATACAAATTCGTATCCTTGATGCTCTTTAAGAACATCGAATACTCCATCAACGGATTGAACGGAAATATATTCTCCTACTGGAGATTTTAGAACATAATTGTAAAGACCTGTGATAAACATAACTTTTTCTCCTTTCACAGATATGAATGAAATATGAAGCGAGATTGCCTCACAGAAAATTTCGCGACGGAGTCGCAAATAAAAACTTCAACAAGAGTACTATGCCGTAAATGTCGACATAGTATCCCCATAGAAGATTTAGCCCCGGCGGGGACTATTCTCCAGTTAATAATTTAATAGTCTCTAGAGATAATTTATGATATGAATATTCTGTACATAAGTACATTGGACGACGTTCGTAAGAGATACACTCTTCTTCGTCATCTTCACTAATATCGGCCCAGGCAGAAATTTTAATAACAGGTTCGCTATCAAAAATTTCTCTACCTAAACTAACGATATCATTTCTGTAATATTTTTTCTCGATGTATTCCAATGCTTTTTCAGAATCAGTAACATTGATAATTTGGTCGGGGAATATCTCCCCGAAGAATATAAATCTCATATACCCTCCTACCTGCAATAGTGACGAATATCTTCGCCTTTATACCGGAAACTAAATACAAATTGTTTAATATCGATATGGCGGTCATATTTACTAACCACAGCGACAAGTTCCTCTAAAGAAGAGCTTAAATAACATCGCTCTTCTTTAAACGGAAAATCTTCCTTTACGTGGTAGAAGTATAAACGTTCTCCTACCACAAAAGGTTTTTTATTAACCCAGCATAATTTTGGACGCCAAGCTTCCTTCTTATTAGCTGGTATAACAATACGCCACACGAAAGTATCACTGCGTCCTCCATGTGACAATTCAATATTTTTAAGAGGCATAATTATATACCTCCTCTGCACCGGCTAATGCTCTAACAGCATCGCTGACACTAAAACCTTTAACGCCACTCATAGCGAAAAAGCTTAACGTATTACTATTAATTTGATAGCAGACAACTCGGTCCACCACTCCTTTCTTAATAGCTAATACATTAATATACTCGCACAACATACGTGCGAAATCTACAGTAGTACATTCGATAGTCATCTTCATAGTTTTTCTCCTCCTATGAATAAAATAAAAAAGTACAGAGGGATAAAATACCCTCATAAAACATTTCGCCCCGGCGGGGCAGATTAATTACTAGTAAACTACTACAGCCGGATCGGCTAAATAATACACAAAAAATATATTCCGGCAGTAAAGACCCGAAGGGACACTGCCGAAATTAAGACAAAGGTGACAGGTGAGTATTCGACGACCAGAGACGCAGCAACGCGGGCCATATCCCAATGTTGCAAGCGTCGGAAGTCGAATACGGTGCCGCCCTTTCTTATTAGTATTATAGTATTAATTAACATACTATATTAAATATATATAAGGGCGGACACCTGTCACCGAACAATATATATTAAAAAAAATAGCATTTAGCTACAGATATATAATCCATAACTAAATGCTATTATATACTATTTAATAGTAGTAGCCTTTAATGCCATTCTCTTACGAGATATAGCAGAAGCTCTTACTACTAATTCACGACTTTCTTCAGCCGTAATTTCCTCACCCAATACCCAGGAAGCTATACTTCCTTTATAGTATTGGTTGGGTCTTTTGAATTCAACATCAAGACCAACACCATTCTCCATAGTATCTATAACTGTAACATTATAAATACCACGAGAATTTAAACCTAAATTAAGAGCTAAAGTAGAAACTGTATTCATGATAATACCTCCTGTGAATACGAAAATAAAATGAGGGCAAATTACCCTCATAAATAATTTCGGCACGGAGTGCCAAATACTAATAAATAACAATATACTTATATAGGACTTGCCCCGCAGGGGACTCTCCGTCAGGAGGCCCCCGGCAGGGATAATTTCCGTTAGGAAATTTCTCTATATAAGTATAATTAGAACTGTCGGACCCTCGCTCTATGAAGCAACTTCTTTGAATAATGCTAGAGAGGAGGACCCGAAGGGTAAATTAATCTAATACTGTAAGCATCATAGCCACAGATTTGATTTCTTTGCCGCCTTTTTCAAATTGATTAAAGCACATATTGTCAATTTGTACTTTAACCTTAACAGATCCGCAACAATCAATAATCATGTCACGGATTTCTTTAATAATAGATACACCACATAATTGTGCATATCCATCTCCTTTTAAAGACTTTACGAAAATGCCGTCTGATGGCGCTTTACCTTCTAAGCCCTTTGCTTTAATAGCTTTTGCTACAGAGCCTTCCATCAAGACAAATTCATCATAACGAAGAACTTCGCCTTCGCTTAGTTCTTTTCTAAAACCTTGAGCCACAGCTACTTTAGAAGCAGCATTAGCAAAATCGTTAGATTTTATTAGTAATTGCTTCTTTGGACGATCAAGTTCCATGCCATCCAAAGGTGTTACGATGATATACAAGGACCCATTTTCTCTAACGAATAGTTCATAAGACCCATTTACTGTAGGGTCACAGAACAAATATTCATCGGAGCTTAAGCCTTTGTTGAAGAAGACGTATTCGCCTTCTTCTTCGTCAAGACCTGTTGCTGGTTTATAAGCGTCAGCAGCGCCTTTGAATCGAGGTGTTACCTCTACTACACGAAGAGATTCCATTTGTTTCTCTTCGTCTGCATGTTCCCATGCATAGTAAACAAG